GGACAGCAAGGCAAATCCTGTTGCCAAGTCTTCGGACATGCCATCCACGGACAAAAAGCATGTCCGGCCTGACGCTGGAGCCGATGCTCCCGAGGTCAGGCCAGCCGGCTCCAGCCTCCTGAAGGATGCCGTCACCCGCAAAGAGGACTACGCCGGCCGCCTGAAGGAACTGGAGTACCTGAAGCAGAGCGGCCAACTGGTGGAGCTTGAAGTGGCCCGCCGGGTCCTGTTCGACGATTTCCGCGCATTCCGGGACCGCCTGCTCAACTGGCCGTCGCGGGTGTCCTCGCTGATGGCTGCCGACCTGGGGGTCGAAGCCGACAAGCTGTCCGACGTCCTGACGTCCCATGTCCACAAGCTCCTTGCCCAACTTGCTGAGCCAGCCGGCGAGTTCAAGTAAGGAGGACATCCTCCGGCGCGAGGTCCGCGCCGCCTGGGCCACGCCGCCGCGCCTGAGCGTGGCAGCCTGGGCAGACCAGTACCGGCACCTGGCCAAGGGCTTCGGTGCGGTCAGCGGGCCCTGGGTGACAGCCGAGTTCGAAGTCAGCCGCGGCCCGATGCTGGCCGTCACCGAGCCCGGCGTGCACGAAATCAGCCTCATGTGCTGCACGCAGCTCATGAAGACCGAGTTCATCCTCAACGTGGTGGGCTACCTGACCCACCTGGACCCTTCACCCATCCTGATCCTGCAGCCCAAGGACGACGCTGCAGAGCAGTTTTCCAAAGAGCGCCTGCAACCGACCATCGACGCCACGCCCGTTCTGCGGGACTTGGTGGGCGGGTCGGAAGAGACGCTCACCTACAAGCCATTCCCGGGCGGTTTCGTGGCCCTGGCGGGCGCCGGAAGCCCCGACAACGTGGCCCGGCGGCCCATCCGGGCGTACCTGGCCGACGAAGTGGACAAGTACCGCTTCACCCGGGAAGGCAACACCCTGCTGCTGGCCGGCGAGCGGACGGCCCAGTTCGGTCTGAACTGGCTGGGCGTGCAGGCCTGCAGCCCCACGGTGGAGGACGAAAGCCTCATCGCGGCCTGCTTTGAGAAGTCGGACCAGCGCCGCGCCAGCGTGGCATGCCCGCACTGTGCACACCGGCAGTTCCTGGACTTCTTCAAGCACGTCAACTGGTCCAAGCGTGAGGACGCCAAGGGCCAAGTGGTCGAACATCTGACACGCACGGCCCGCATCAACTGCGAAGCCTGTGGGGTGGCTTGGTCCGAAGGTGAGCGGCTGCGGGCCCTGGCCACCATCCGCTGGCACCAGACGCGGCCATTCGAGTGCTGCGGAGAACGCCACGCGCCGCTGGACCTGTACGACCGGGCCTGGCGCGCGGAAGACGGCCAGGAAGCGCTGGCCAAGGCCTGGGACTGGTGGGAAGACACCGACGAGGGGCGCTATGCGGTCTACCGGGCCAAGTGCCCGACCTGCAGCGCCTGGGGCGTGGACAACAAGCACGCCGGGTTCCAGGCCGGCAAGCTGTTCAGCCCGTCGCCCAAGGACAAGCCCAGCGACATCGCGGGCAAGTGGCTGGCGGCCAAGGGCAAGCCGGACGACGAGTTGGTCTGGTGGAACACCCAGATGGGCCTGCCCCACCGGCCCAGCGGCGGCAAGGTGCTGGCGGTGGACTGGCTGCTGTCGCGGCGCGAACTGTGGGCCGGCCAGGTGCCACTGGGCATCGGCGCCGTCACGGTCGGCATGGACGTGCAGGACTACCGGGTGGAATTCGAAACTGTGGGCTGGGGCTGGGACGAAGAGTCCTGGTCCATCAGCTACGACGTGATCGACGGCGAGTTCAGCGACCCGCGCGTGCAGGCCAAGATCGACGCCTACCTGAAGACCAAGCTGAAAGACGAATTCGGTCGGCCGTACAGCATCGACGCCGTGTGCATCGACTCGGGCGGCCACCACACCCAGGCGGTCTACGACTTCTGCAAGGCCCGCCTTGGGCGCTACGTGTGGGCCATCAAGGGCGCGTCAGAGCGCGATGGCCAGCGCAACCCGGTCTGGCCGACAAAGAGGCCCAGCCGCAAGACCAAGGCCAGCTTCCGGCCGGTGGTGATCGGCGGCAACAGCGCCATGGACACCATCCGCAACCGGCTGGCGCTGGACGCACCGGCGCCTGGCGAGCGGCGCGCGGGGTTCATGCACTACCCGGCCGACCGGGACTTCGGCTACTTCGAGCAGCTGATCGCCAGCCGCACGGAACTGAAAGAGGCCAACGGCCGGAAGTTCCGCATCTGGAAGACGCCGGAGGGCAAGGCCAACGAAGCCGAGGACTGCCGGAAGTACGCCTACGCCGCGCTGTGCGGCCTGGTGCACATGGGACTGCGCCTCAACGCCGCGGTGACCCGGAAACAGGAAGCGCAGACGCCCGACGAGCAGAGCGTGGCGCCGGTGATCGAGCACGAGACGCCCGGCGAGCCGACTGCGCCCATGTCGCTGGTGCAGGTGCGCGAGGTGGGTGTGCAGAAGAAGTCGCTGGCTTCAAGGATGGCGTGATGGCGCAACTGGTCAACATCCACACCAACCTGAAGGCGTTCCAGAGCAAGGTCAGCGCCGCGGCCTACAAGCAGATCCCGTTCGCCACCAGCCAGGCTCTGACCGCGCTGGCCAAGGACGTGCAGCTGGCCGAGCAGCAGAACGAGGCCAAGGTGCTGGACCGGCCGCGGCCTTTCACGCAGGGCGCGGTGAAGGTGGTCCCGGCGCGCAAGGGCAGCAACACGGCCCGCGTGGTGATGCAGGACCTGACGGCTCGCTACCTTGAGCCCTATGAGTTCGGCGGACGCAACGTGCTCAACGGCCGGGCGCTGCTGAAGCCCATCGGCGCCACGAAAGACCTGGACCAGTACGGCAACCTGCCGCGCCGGCTCCTGGCCAAGCTGAAGGCGCGCGGCGACGTGTTCATCGGCAAGGTGAAGACCAAAAACGGCGAGGTCAGCGGCGTCTGGCAGCGCAGCGTGGAAGAGGGCGCCTCGGTGCCTGTGACCCGCAACGGCAAGGGCGGCGCTCCCCGCATCGGCAAGACGAAGAAGGGCCTGAACACCGGCGGCCGTCTGAAGCTGCTGATCAAGTTCGAGGACGCCCACGCCGTGAAGCAGAACCTGGGGTGGTTCAAGGTGGCCGAGTCCACCGTGAGCCGCAACTTCAACAAACGAATGGGTGCCGCGCTGGCGAAAGCCATCGCCACAGCCAAGTGAGAGGCGCAGCATGACTGTCCAAAATTCCACCGCCTGCCGGAATGCGCAGGGCGATGCCAACTCCGTGCGCTTCACCTGGCGCCTGGCCAACGGCGATGCGGACGGCCGCACCATCTTCTTCCGCGTGTTCAAGCGCTAGGACCCGACACCATGGCAAGTACCCTCTACGACAAGGGCCGGCAAGGCTTCTTGGAAGGCGCGATTGCGTGGCTGACCGACACCATCGCCAGCCAGCTGATCGACATGGCGGCGTACACGCCGGACCTGGCCAATCACCAGTTCCTCAGCGACATCCCCGGCGGGGCGCGCATCGGGTCGGCTGTGACCTTGACGAGCAAGTCCAGCTTGGCTGGCGTGGCTGATGCTGCCGACGTGAGCCATGCGGGCCTGATCAGCGCGCCCAGCATCGAAGCTGTCGTGATCTTCCAGAACACCGGCAACCCGAGCACCAGCCGCCTGATCGCCTTGATCGACACCGCAACCGGCCTGCCGGTCGCCGCCGGCGCCACTCAGGTGGACATTGGCTGGTCCAACGGCGTGAACAAGATTTTCAAGCTCTGACGTGGGCGCTCTGACCTTCTCGCCGCCGTTTGAAAGGACGGCGGGGGGAGGTGCGCCTGCGCAGGCCATCAGCCTGACCGCGCTGGCTGGTCTGTCCACAACCGTGGGCGCATCGCTCAGCTTCAGCGCAGCGCTGTCCAACCCGACCAGCCTGCCCCTGGTGGGCACGCCAGAAACCGCGAGTGGCCTGACGGGTACGCCTTCGCCGGGCACGGTGACCTGGGCGCTGGGCGACCTGAACAAGGCGTTCACCTACGTCTGGGCAGCCGCGGGTAGCAGCAGCATCCGCGTGCGCGCGGCTGACGGCACCTTGAGCAACACGCTGCCGGTGACGATTGCGCCGGCTCCGAGTCCGCCGCCACCGCCCCCGCCGTCGCCGACCCTGGCCACGCTTTCGGGCAGCAGCACGGCGACCGTTGGCGTAGCGCACACCGACACCGTGACGCTGGACCTGGCTGCAGACCAGACCTACACCGTGACCTGGGCGCGATCAGACAGCGCCACGGGGCCAGCCACCAGCACGATTGCCACGGGCCAGACGACAGCCACCGGCAGCAGCACCTGGGGCGCGGCCGGTACGGGTCGCACGGTGGACTTCACCATCAGCCCGGTGCTCACGCGAGCCGGCCGGCCGGTGACCGTTGCGGTTTCTGCGGCGCCAAGCCCGCCATCACCTCCAGCGAACACCGGCACCCAGACCCTCACTCTCGCCCGCTCCACAACCGGCACGGTGCCCGTCCAATTCGGCCTCGGCTGGGCTCGCGGCGACGTCACCGACGTCGTATGCACGGGGCTCACCAGCTATCGCGTGGAGGTGCTGCGCCGCTGGGCTGATGGATCGGTCAAGCACGCCCGCGTCAATGGCCGTGTGGCGCTGACGGCCAGTGTGCCGCTGACGGTGACGGCCAGCAACGGCACGTCTCCTACTGGCGGATCCGCGCTCACGGCCGCAGACATCCAGGCAGCCTCACCATCCGTCACCATCCAGTGCGGCGCCATTGGCACTCTCACTCTGTCCACTTTGCTGGGCTCTCCGGTGCGCACGCTCTACAGCACATCAGAGGCCGTTGAGTGCCACTACTGGGCCGCCATCGGCAGCACGGGCCTGCACGGCTGGGTGTACGTGCGGCTGCACGCAGACGGTCGCATGCGCGTGCGCTGCGCGGTGGAAAACGGCTATCTAGACAATGGCGCTGGTGCGACCTATAGCGGTAGCGCACAGACCTATGACCTGACCGTCACCATCGGCGGCGTAGTCGAGCTAGCGACCGCTGGATACGCGCACTACCTGCGCGCAGCAGCCTACGCAGAGGGATGGATAGGCGGCGACCCGGCTGTCACCATCGGACATGACGTGGCCTATCTGCGCATGCTGTCCCGCTTGGTCCCTCAATACTATGTATTCGGCTCGCCTAGCGAGGGCGCGCTGGCGGCCCTGACGCAGACCTACGGCGTGTCCAGCAGCGGGCCGCAGACGCCGAGCATGGGCAACACCGGGTATCAGCCGTCGATAGGCCTGCTGCCAAATTGGGAAGCCATGTACCTCACCAGTGGCGATGTGCGCGCCCTGCGCTGCACCATCGCCGGGGCTCTGTCCGTGCGCAACTACCCGGTTGCTTGGCGCGAGCAGGCCACGCGCAGTCCGGTAAGGCCCAGCGTGTACCCGACGTGGAGCCCTGGAGGCCCCGGCGTGGGCGGGCAGACGGAAGACTCTGCCGGCGGCCTCACCTGGGAGATCGCGCACCACCCGAGCGCCGGCTATCTGGCCTACCTGCTGACGGCCGACTACGCGCACTACGAGACCATGCAGCTGCAGGCGGCCACGGCATGGCTCTACAACAGCGTCAGCAAGGGAAGCGGCACTAGCCGCGTGCTCAACAACCAAGAGCGCGCTGTCGCATGGCAGCTGCGCACTTACGGCCAACTTTGCGCCATTGCGCCCAGCGCTGACCTTGCAAGCGGGTTCCTGGCTGACGCCCGCTCACTGCTCTCCTACCAGTACAGCTACTACGCGGCGCGCATCACCAGCCAGCCAGCCGACATGGCAAGCAAGGGCTGCCTGTACGTCTACAGCTACGCATACGCTCCTGCTGGCATCGCGCCGTGGATGACCGACTTCTGGGTGGCCGCAAATGGCCACATCAGCGAGTTGGAGCCGCTGGCTAGCAACGCCGACCTGCTGACGGTGCGCAATCACATGTACCGTTGGGTTGTGGGCCGTCTGGGCGTGGAAGGCGACAGCACGGCGTATCCATTCACCCACGGCGCCAGCTACAGCCTGCAAGTGGCCACTTCTGCAAGTGATTCAGCATGGCGCTCGACCTGGGGTGACATCTACACGGCCGAGTGGGGCCTGACCAACAGCACAACGACCAACACGCTCACTGGCAGCGGGGCGGGTGTGCCCACGCAGGCAAGCTACGGGTACTGGGGCAATCTGCTTCCTGCGCTGGCCTATGCCGTGGACCACGGCGCTCCTGGCGCAGCAGATGCGATGGAGCGTCTGCGCAGCGCGTCCAACTGGAGCGACATCACCGGCAGCGGATTCGGCGACTTGCCAGGCTGGGGCGTGATGCACAAGGGATACGCGGCCCCGGCCTGGGCGCCTGCAGCCGGCACATGGGCGAATATCGGTAGCAGCGGGCTTACCTTGGTGGCATCTCGGCCGACCGGATGGCCATCGTCAGAGTCTGCAGGGCCGGACCAAAACTGGTGCGGGGCCGTCTATGCACCAGACATCGGTAGGCGCGGTGCAGTGGTCAAGCACGGCTCAGGCCACCTCAATGACGGCGATCCACTTTGGGGTGGGGTATGGGTGCTGGACCTAGATGCAGCCAGCATCACCGGTCGCAATGTCCCATCGTCACCGCTGATCGACTACTCCACGACATTCTTCTCGCACTACAACAGCTTTTACGAGAGCACGGACTCTGCGACTGTCGGTTTTCCATATGCCCCGCACGTCTACAACGGGCTAGCGCTTCGCGCTGCGGCAGCGGGTGGTGGTGACAGCGGCGTACTGCATCGCGTGGGTGTTGGCGGCGGTACGACTACATGCGTGCATGCCTATGACCTGTCATCCGCGAGCGCTCCCCCAGTGCGCGTGCGCGACTCCATTGCCACGCTGGCGGCGTCTTCCGGCGGCTATCCGGCGACCGCAGTCGATGAAGACGCGGGCGGCTACTGGGTGATGGGCATGAATGGGCAGGGCGGGCTATCTCTCCTGGGATGGGATGGCAGCCTCATCGCCAGCTACACGGGCATCCAGTTCAATGAGCAGGGCTACTACAGCCTGCTCAAGATTCCGGCGCCCTGGAACTGCCTGCTGGCATTCGGCCAGGCCACGAGCGGCTACTACGGGTCCAACAGCTTGGGCATGAAAGTCTGTCCGCTGGTGTCCAACGTGCCGCAGGGCTGGACAACGGTTACGCAGGCCGGCGCGGTGCCAACGGATGTGCGCATCGGCGGCGACTGGTCGCGCATATTGCGCAAGGTGGTCGGCATGATCGGCGGCGGCGACACGGCAGTGAAGACACTCACGCTGCCGTCGCCGACCTCACTCACGAGCGGAACCTATACCTGGACTGATGCGGCACTGACGAGCGGAGACGGCTCGCCGATTGCGCAGTTCGGCATCAACCCGAACAACGGCCTGCCATACACAAACAACGGCTCATTCGGCCGCTTGGTGGAGGCCTACCACGCCCGCTGCCTGATCTGGTGGAACGGGGTCAACAACAGGCCGCAGGCGATACGATTGCCGGGGATGTGACATGACACTTGCATTGATTACGAGCGTCAAGGTAGCAAACGCGCAAGGCGTTGGCGACGACAGTCTGCACTTCGACTCGACGGCTGGAGGCGGTGCCAAGCTGCTGGTGGCGAAGGTCAGCAGATACAGCGCAGCGAGCGGGTATCCGACGGTGCCGAGGAAAAAGGGCGGCGGTTCGTTCACCGCCCTGACGCCGAGGACTCAGAGCGATGTCACCACGCAGATTTTCTACATCATCAATCCGACGACAAGCGCCACGGACTGGGTGGCCATCGGAGACGGCTCCACTGGCATCTACGTGGCGATGGAGGTCGCCGTCTACTCGGCTACCGGCACGGTCACGTTCGTGGCCGAAAACGGTGCGGCAGGAACGTCATCGCCACTGAGCACTGGCTCCGTAACGCCGTCTTCCAATGGGTCGCTGATTGTTGCAGGCATCGGTACAAACGAGACGTCCAACACGCACTCGATTGGCTCTAGCCTCACGATAGAGCAGCAGTCTGCAGGCGGTACTGGCGTGTCATATAGCGGCGCGTTCGCTGACCTCGTACAGACCACGGCAGCGGCCATCAATCCACAATGGACCAGCACCGGATCGCCGAGCATGCTGGCAGCTGTGGTCGCGGTGTTTTCGGATGCTGTACCGGCCCCCGTCATCACCGGCCCCACCGGCAGCGCAGGCGCCAGCAGCATCACCACCAGCGCAGCCGAAAACCAGAACGTCGCCGGCGTGTGGACCGCGACGAACAGCGTTTCGTGGTCCCTCTCTGGCGCTGATGCCGCTCTGCTGTCGATCAGCGGCGGCACCGTCACCAAGGCCAGCGGCAACTTCGACTATGACCTGAGCACTGGCGGGAAGCAGAGCTACAGCTTCAACGTGGTCAACGGCTCTGCCTCGCAAGCCGTCACGCTCAACATCACCGACATCAACGAGCCGCCAGCCTTCATCGGCCCTGCCATCGGTGCGCTGGTGCTGACCCAGGGCGTCGCGATGACGCCGGTCAACATCGCGGCCAAGTTCGCGGACCCAGAAGGTCTGACGGTCACGGGTACGGTGGTCGAATCGCTGCCGGCGGGCCTGTCGGTGGTCAGCGGTGTGCTGCAGGGCACGCCGACGACGGTGCAGGCCGCGGCGAACTACACGCCCCGCGGCGCCGACCCGGCGGCCAATGCCACGAACGGCACTGTCTTCACGATCCAGGTTGTCTCGCCGACGCCGAACCTGAGCGCTCCGTCAGGCAGCCCCACCGGGCCGACCCAAGGCAACGCCCAGGCCACCACCGATGCCGCCACTGGCGCCATGTACTTCCTCTCCCGCACAGGCGGAAGTGCAGCCGCTGCGGCGACCATCAAGGCCAGCGGCGTGCGCAAGGCCATCAGCGCAGTTGGCGCAGCCATCCAGGCCATGACGGGCCTCACGACGAACACCACGAACGCGGTCGACATCGTGCATGACGGCAACGATGCGGGCCAGTTCTCCAGCGTGGTGACAGCCACCATCGCGCCGCAGACACTGGCCAGCAGCGGCAGCCCGAGCGCACAGTCCGGCGCATCTGGCGGCAGCATTTCCTGGACCGGCGCTCACCCGGCGACCTTCATCACGAACACCGGCAACGGCTCAGGCAGCTGGTCCATCGTCAGCAGCGCGGGCTTCACGGTCGCCCCCAGCATCAACCCCACCACGGGTGTGCTGAGCGGCGGCACGCTGGCCGGCGCAGGTTCCTACAGCCCGCAGATCCGCTACACCGACAGCAGCACGGTGCCCAGCGCGCAGCAGATCAACTTCACGCTGAGCCTGACGGTGAGCAGCGGCGGCGGTGGCAAGCCCAGCTTCAACTACTTCGGTTCCTCCAAGGCCATCTAAGGACCAACCATGCAAAAGAACGTCGCCTCGCAGTACCTGACGCTGCGCGCATTCAATAGCAACACGGGCGCGCCGGTGACCGGTGACGCGGCCAACATCACGGCCTACCTGGTCAAGGACGGCGGCGCACCAGCCGCAGCCACCAATGCCGTGAGCGAGGTCAGCGCGGCCAACATGCCCGGCGTCTACAAGCTGCTGCTGACCCAGGCCGAGACCAACGCCGACTGCGTGGTGGCCTGCGGCATGAGCGTGACGGCCAACGTGGTGATCCAGGACAAGGAGTACGCCACCATCCCGGCGGGCTTCTCCAGCATCATCGTCAGCGGCGGCAGCGTTGCCGTGCTGGCGGGCTACAAGAAGAACGTGGCCGTGGCCGGGCTGCAGATCCAGATGACCGACAGCACCACGCATGCACCGGTCACCGGCAAGACGGTCTCCGTCTTCGTGAGCATTGACGGTGGCGCCTACGCGGCGGCCACGCCTGCGGCTGCGACCGAAATCGCCAACGGCATGTACTCCATCGGCCTGTCGGCGGCCAACATGAACGGCTCGAACATCGGCGTCCGCTGCACGGCCACCGGCTGCGACGACCTGAACTTCGTGCTCGCCACGGCTCCCTGATCCGCCGTGTTCCAGATCCTCACATCGCCGGTTGACACGGCGCTGGTTTGGCGCGCCCGTGGCGCAGCTGCAGCGCCTGCCATTCCGGGCCGGCCGTGGGGCTTCCGCATCCTCACCGGCAGGGTTGGCAGCGCGGCCATCGTCTTCCCGCGCCCTACCGGGTCGTCAGGCGGCACGGTGGCCACTATCAGCGGCGCGGGCGGCATCGCATCAGGAGAGGCCTTCGGTACGCCGACAGTCGCGCCGGTCATCCCGCAGACCGCAACCCTCAGCGGCGCGGGCGGCATCGCCAGCGGTGAGGCCTGGGGCCTGCCCAGCATCACCGTGCAGCGTCCCAACACACCAGCACCGAGCGCATCGACCGTGAACAACCCCGACTCCATCCTCAGCGGCATGACCACGCTGGAACTGCAGTCGGCACTGGTGTCGGCTCGCAGGGCCTACACCCAACTGATGAGCGGCGAGAAGATCGTCAGCGCCAGCTACAGCCAAGGCGACGGCGCGCGCAGCGTGACCTACACCCAGGCGAACCTGGCGCAACTGACCGCCTACATCCGCCAGCTGCAGGTGGCACTTGGCATGACGACCTCCGCGCGCCGCCCGGCCCGCTTCATCTTCAAGTGACGCGCCCATGAGCAACGAAGTCGCCATCCTCGACGCGCAGGGCAAGCCGCTGCAGCCGAGTCGCGTCATGGCGCTGGCTGGCGGCGGCAACACGCCGCACGACGCGGCCGACATCAGCGGCAGCCACACGGCGGAATGGAACCCGTACCTGTGGAGCCCGGACGCGGCGCTCAACATCTACCGCGACCGCATCGTCTCGCGCATCCGCGACCTCGTGCGCAACGATGGCTGGGCCAGCGGTGTCGTCACACGGGTACTGGACAACGCGGTCGGCGCCAGCTTCCGCCCCATCAGCAAGCCTGACTACCGGGCCCTGGCGGCGCTGACCGGCAACAAAGCTTTCGACGCAACCTGGGCCGCCGAGTACGGCCGCGAGGTGGACTCGCGCTACCGCCTGTGGGCTGAAGACGAAGGCCGGTACTGCGATGCCATGCGCAAGCAGACCGTCTCGCAGATGCTGCGCCTGGGCTTCCGCCACAAGATCGTGGACGGCGATGCGCTGGCGCAGCTGGTGTGGCTGCCCAACCGCCGCGGCTACGGTCGCGCGCGCTACGCCACTGCGGTGCAGGTGATCGACCCCGACCGCCTGAGCAATCCGCAGATGCGCTACGACATGGTCAACATGCGCGGCGGCGTGGAGATCGACGAGCTTGGCGCGCCGGTGGCATACCACATCCGCCAGGCGCACCAGAGCGACTGGTTCAACGCGGCCAAGGCCGTGACCTGGAAGCGCATCCCGCGCGAGACGAACTGGGGCCGCCCCATCATCGTCCACGACTACGACTTCGAGCAGGCGAACCAGCACCGCGGCATGGGCATCCTGGGCCCGGTGGTCTACCGGCTGAAGGCGCTTATCAAGTACGACGGCGCCGAACTGGACGCGGCCATCCTCAACGCCATCTTCGCGGCCTACATCGAGAGCCCGCACGACCCGGCCCTGGTGGAAGCCGCCATTGCAGGCGAGGACGAACTACCGGCCTATCAGCAGCAGCGCGCCGAGTTCCACAAGGAGAAGCGCCTGACCATGAACGGCGCCCGCATGCCGATCCTGTACCCGGGCGAGAAGATCAACACCGTGACGGCTGCAAGGCCCGCCAGCAACTTCGCCGACTTCGAAGGTGCTGTGCTGCGCAACGTGGCCAGCGCCACGGGCCTCAGCGAGCACCAGGTCAGCAACGACTGGTCCAAGGGCAACTACTCCAGCGACCGCGGCGCGATGCTGGAAGCCTGGAAGACCATGGACCGCCGCCGCCTGGACTTCGCTGTCGGCTTTGCGGGCCCGATCCGCAGCGCCTGGCTGGAAGAGTGCCACGAGGTGGACAAGCTGCCGATGCCCAGCGGCGTGGTGCCGAACTACCCCGAAGCGCGCGCCGCGTTTGGCCGCGCCCGATGGCTAGGCCCTGGCCGCGGCTGGATCGACCCCGTGGCCGAGCGCGAGGGCGCCGTGCTGGGCATGGAGGCCGCGCTTTCCACGCTGGAAGACGAAGCGGCCGAGCAAGACCGCGACTGGGAAGAGAACCTCGACCAGCGCAAGGTGGAACTGGACGCTTTCAAGGAGCGAGGCCTGGAGCCTCCGGCCTCCTGGCTGGCCCAGCGCGACCCGAACGGCCGGCCCCTGGGCGGCAGTGGCCAGCCCTCGCAGGGCAACAAGAAGGCGCAGAGCTGATGAACCAACTTCCGTACATCGCCAGCCGGATGTTCAACACGCCGGTGGCCATCCACCCGCACAAGGCTGAGGTCATCGTCTCCGCGCTGGCCGACCGCATGGGCATCGCCCGCGTGGCGCGGCTCATGGAAGACGACGACTACGACACGCCCAGCGCGGCCATGTCCAACGAAGGCCGCAACCCGCGCGCCGGCTACGACGTGGCCCAGGGCGTGGCCGTGATCCCGGTGGCTGGCACCCTGGTGCAGAAGCTGGGCACGCTGCGCCCGTACAGCGGCATGACCGGTTACGACGGCATCCGCAACAACCTGCTGACCGCGCTGGCCGACCCGGAAGTGAAGGGCGTCTTCTTCGACTTCGACACTCCGGGCGGCGAGGTGGCTGGCTGCTTCGACCTGGTGGACACCATCCACAAGGCGCGCGGCATCAAGCCGATGTGGGCCATGGTGGACGAGATGGCTTACAGCGCCGGCATGGCCCTGGCCAGCGCCTGCGACCGCGTCATCACCCCGCGCACCGGCGGCGTGGGCTCCATCGGCGTCGTGGTCATCCACATGGACTACTCCGACGCTCTGGACAAGGCCGGCATGAAGGTGACCATCGTCACCCACGGCGACCTGAAGGCGGAAGGGAACCCCTTCCAGCGGCTTTCCAAGGATGCCCAGGCGCGCATCCAGGCCGACATCAACACCATGGGCGAACTCTTCGTGAGCACCGTCGCCCGCAACCGCAATCTCGCACCCGCCAAGGTGCGTGACACCCAGGCAGCCTGCTACCTGGGTTCCAAGGGCGTCGACGAGGGCCTGGCCGATGAGGTCATGGCCCCCGACGACGCTTTCCTGGCACTGGTGGAGGCCTGCGCCTCCTGACATGCAACGAACCTCTGTGAGGAACACGATGACGAAGCTCGCCACACTGGCCAGCCGGATTCCCTTTGCGCATCTGCTGGGGGTGAAGGCGGCCGACAACGTCGATGACGACGAGGAAAAGAAGAAGGACGCCAAGAAGGCCGAGTCCGAGGAGGACGAGGCCAAGGCCGAGGACGAGGACAAGAAGCCCGACGAATGCGATTCCGACAAGGAAAAGAAGGACGCCAAGGCCAAGAAGAAGGCCCAGGAAGATGAGCAGGATGAGACCGATTCTGACGACGACGAAGAGAAGATGCAGGCTGCCGCTCATGCCGAGCGCGCCCGCTGCGCCCTCATCGTCGCCCACGGCGTCAAGACCGGCTCTGTCCGCCAAGCCTGCGCCTACGCCTTCGACACCAACATGAGCGCCGACGTGGCCATCGCCACGCTGGACGCGACCGCTGAAGACCGCAAGCCCGCGGCCTCTGGCGGCCTGAACGAGCGCATGGCCAGCACCCAGGTGCCGGTCGTGGGCCCGGAAGCCAACGCGCCGGCTGCCGACAGCCCGGCGGCCGTGGCTGCAATGGTCATCGCCAGCGCCGCCAAGGCGTCCGGCAAGGCCTGATCCCAACCTGAACTGAAGGAGGCCACATCATGGCTTTGACCCCGAGCAACGTTCTCAACAACACGGCAACGCCTGGCATTGCCGCTGAAATCTACCTGCCGGACCAACTCTTCGCGGGCGGCTTCCAACCCGTCAGCGAAGTGGTCACCGTCCTGTCCGGCCAGGTCTTCCCGCGCGGCACCGTGCTGGGCAAGATCACGGCCAGCGGCAAGTACATCAAGTCGCTCAGCGCGGCGGTGGATGGCTCGCAGAACCCGGTGGCCATCGCGGCCGACGCGGTGGACGCGACCGCTGGCGACGTGTCTGCGGGCGTGTACTTCGCGGGCGAGTTCAACAGCAACGCGCTGACGCTTGGCGCTTCGTGGACCACGGCCACTGTCGCCGCGGCTCTGCGCAGCGTGAGCATCTTCGTGAAGACGCTGGCGACGGACCTGTCCAACGCCGACGCCACCTGACCCGCAACCAACCCACGCACTAGCCGCCTTCGGGCGGCTTTCTTCATTCTGGGCCGCCTGAGAGCGGCCTTTTTCTTTGGAGGCCCTCATGGCACTCTCGAACCTTGCGATCTACGACACCAACGTCCTGGTGCAGGTCGTCCAGAACCTGAAGATCGCGCAGAACTTCCTGCTCGACTCCTTCTTCCCCAACATGGTCACCAGCGACACGGAATTCGTGTCCATCGACGTCGACATCGGCAAGCGCCGCATGGCCCCGTTTGTGAGCCCGCTGGTCGAAGGCAAGATCGTCGAAAGCCGCCGCTTCCAGACGAACACCTTCAAGCCGCCCTACATCAAGGACAAGCGCGCGCCGGACCTGCGCAAGCCCATCCGCCGCATGATCGGCGAGAAGATCGGCGGCGAGATGAGCGGCGCCGAGCGCGAGCAGGCAAACCTGGCCTTCGAGCTGGCCGACCAGATCGACATGCTGAACCGCCGCCTGGAGTGGATGGCGGCCCAGGCCCTGCTGACCGGCACCATCACCATCACCGGTGACGGCTTCCCCACCACCATCATCGACTTCGGCCGCGACTCGTCCCTGACGGTCACGCTGGGCGCTGGCGTGAAGTGGACGGCCGCGAACATCTCGTCCGCAGCTGCGCGCCCGACCGCCGACCTGGAGACCTGGGCTCTGCGCATCCTGAAGTCCTCGGGCGCCGTGGCGACCGACGTGGTGATGACCACCGACGCCTGGCAGGCGTTCCTGCTGGACCCTGTGCTCAAGGCCGTGGCCTGGTATCCGAACCAGGGCGGCGCCAACAGCGTCGAGCTGGGCGCGCAGGTCAAGCGCGGCGCGGTCAGCAAGGGCAAGTGGGGCAACTTCAACCTGTGGGTATACGCCGACTGGTACGTGGACGCCAACAACGCCGAGCAGCCCATGCTGCCGGCGGGCACTGTGATCATGTCCGGCCCCGACATGCAGGGCACCCGCGCCTTCGCGTCCATCCTGGACCCGAAGTTCGCCTACGGCGCGCTGCCCTACGCCCCGAAGACCTGGGTGCAGGAAGACCCGGCCCAGCGCTTCCTGCTGATGCAGTCGGCCCCGGTCGTGATCCCGAGCCGCGCGAACGCTGCGCTGGCCGCCACCGTCCTGTAAGGAGCGCACGAGCATGGCCAAGAACGACAAGATCGAAGTCACCATCGCGCGTGGCACCTACGTGACCGCAGAAGGCGAATACGGCCCCGGCAAGACCGTCAAGGTCGACGCCGAGGAAGCGGCGCGCCTGAAGGCCAACGGCACCGTTCGCCCCGACGACTACGAGGCGCCTGAAGTGGTGCAGGACGGCACCCTGGCCATCACCGCAGGCGAAGGCCCGCAGGTGTCGCAGGCCTGACCCGTGATCGACTGGGACGCGCTGGTCATCGGGCCCACGGTGGGCGTTTTCGGGCAACCGGTGACGTACATCCCGGGCGCGGGTTCGCCTGTGTTCGATGAGGGGCCCTTTGACATCACAGCCGTCTTCGACGAGGGCTACTCACCGGCGGATCAGTTCTCTGATCCATCGGTGAGCACCAGCCAGCCGCGCCTGGGCATCCGCCTCAGCGAGTTCCCTGACGGGTACGAAGCAGAGACGGCCCAGGGCGACACCTTCCTTGTGCAGCGCACTGGGAAGACCTACATCGTGAAGCTGGGCATGGCTGATGGCTATGGCGGTGCCCGGCTGGACGCCAACCTCGCGCCGTGAGCAGCATCCTCGCTCAGCGCCAGCTGCGGCTGGCCATGAAGATGGTGCTCACCGCCCTGGTGGGCGTGGAAGTGAAGAGCCCTGGCGACTGGGAAACCCCATCGGCCGCGCTGCCTGAAGTGAAGGTGCGCACGCCGGCCAATCGCAAGACATCGGTCACACGAGGCCCATCCGGCTACGTCAGCACGGTGTCGGTGGAGATCCTGGCGCGCGCGCGGGGCAACACTGCGGAAGAGGCCCAGGACGCCATCGACGAACTGGGCATCTTGGTGGAGAACGCCGTGATGTCGGCGCCGTCCATCATCGAGTGGCTGCAGCAGATCGCCAGCGTCAGTTCAGAGACCACGATCACGGCCACCGGGCGCGATCACCTGGCCGAAATGCGCTGGACGGTGGACTGCGAGACCTACGAGACCTTTGAGCGCATTGACATCGCGCCGGAAGAGTTCCAGGCTCTGCAGCAGCTGGTGCTCAACATCGACACCATCCGCCCGTTCGACCCGGGCCTGACCGCGGCAAGCATAGCCGCAGGCGTCAACGCCGACGTGACCGCTGCGCTGACGGTGCCAAGCACTGTGCAGGCCGGGAACTACCCGAGCCCGCTTCATCCCGAGACCGTCCTGCCTGCGCCGCGCACGTCAGGGCGAGATGGCCGCCTTGAGGGCGTTCTAGACCTCACCTTGTCCAACTGAAGGACCACCCCATGCAAGTCCACGTCACCCCCGCATCGGGGCTACTGATCCCCGACCCCTCGCAACAGGGCACACCGGGCCACTACCTGCCGCCCGAGGGCCGCGTCGTCGAGATGGACGACTTCTGGGCCCGCCGCGAGCGCGACGGCGACGTGACTGTCACGCCTGTTGCCACCGACACCCCGACCGCTTGAGGCCACCATGACCATCAACTTCAAGAACGTCCCGCAGGCGATCCGCACGCCGCTCTTCTACGCGGAGGTGGACAACAGCCGCGCCAATACCGCGCAGGCCATCCAGCGCACGCTGATCATCGGCCAGATCGTCAGCGGCGGCACTGGCCTGCCCAATGTGCCCGTGATCAGCCAGGGCGTGGCCGACGCCTCCCTGGTTGGCGGCCCCAGTTCCATGCTGGCGCTGATGACCGCGGCCTACCGCGCCGTGGACACCTTCGGCGAGGTCTGGTACTTGCCACTGGCTGACGACGGCTCAGCAGTGGCTGCCACCGGCACCATCCAGTTCACCTCGGCGGCCACGGCCAACGGCACGTTCTACGTCTACATCGCCAACAAGCGGTACGCGCTGCCGGTGCTGACCACGCAGACCACGGCTCAGCTAGCCACCGCCCTGGCGGCCCTGGTGAACGCGGACCCCGGCTGCCCGGTGACGGCTTCCGTGTCTACCTCCACGGTGACCTTCACGGCCGACAACAAGGGACCGGCCGGCAACGACATCAACATCCTGCTGTACGCGGGCGGCGTGCAGGCCGGTGAGTCTGTGCCCTCCGGCCTGGGCTGGTCAACGGCGGACATGTCGGGTGGCGCAACGGCTCCCAGCCTGACCGCTGGCCTGGCCGCGCTGGGCGACACGTCTTTCGACTTCATCGTCTGCCCCTATACCGACAGCACGTCGCTGGATGCGCTGAAGGTGTTCCTGAACGACAGCACCGGCCGCTGGTCCTATGCCAAGCAGCTGTACGGCCACGTTTTCGCGGTCAAGCAAGGCAGCCTGGGCACGCTGACGACCTTCGGCGCCGCGCGCAACAACCAGCACGAGTCGGTGCTTGGCATCGGCATTGGCCCCGCCGCCGCCTGGCAGGTCGCCGCGGCCTACGCTGCAGCCGCTGCCGCAAGCCTGCGCAATGACCCGGCCCTGCCGCTGCAAACGCTGACGCTACCCGCCATCTTGCCGCCCATCTCCACGCAGCGCTTCACGCTGAGCGAGCGCAATTCGCTGCTCTACAGCGGCATCAGCACGGTGACCATCGACGACGACGGCACGGTGCGGCTGGAGAACGTGATCACCACGTACCAGACCAACGCCTTCGGCGCGCCGGACAACAGCTATCTGCAGGTGGAGACGCTGTTCACCCTGGCCTTCGTGCTGCGCTTCATGAAGACGGCCATCACCAGCAAGTTCAGCCGCATGAAGCTGGCCGCGGACGGCACGCGCTTCGGCGCTGGCGCGAGCATCGTGACGCCCAACATCATTCGCGCCGAGTTGATCGCGCAGTACCGGCAGCTGGAAAGCCTGGGCGTGGTCCAGGACGCCGACGCGTTCCGCGACAACCTGATCGTGGAGAAGAACGCCACCAACCCGAACCGGGTGGACGTGCTCTGGCCGGGCACGCTCATCGCACAGCTGCGCGTCTTCGCCCTGCTGGCGCAGTTCCGCCTCAACTGATCAAGGAGCCACGACATGGCAATCGACAGCAAGCGCCTGGGCGGGATCGCCTACCTGGCCGTGGACGGCAAGAACTACATGCTGGCCGGCGACCTCAAGTACAGCCCCACGCGGTACACCCGCGAAACCATGACCGGCCAGGACCGCGTGCACGGCTTCAGCGAGAAGCCACACCCCGGCTTCATCGAGTGCAGCGTGCGCGATGCCGGCGGCCTGAGCGTGGCCGACATCGGCATGATGCGCAACGTCACGGTGACGCTGGAACTGGCCAACGGCAAGACCGTCGTCGGCCGCAACATGTGGGTGACCGACGCGCAGGAAGTCGACACCATGGAAGCCAAGATGACCGTGCGCTTCGAGGGTGAAGAAGGCTGCGTCGAAGAGGTATCGGCCTGATGGGCGCCAGCATCACGCTGAAGCTGCAGACCCCTGTCACTTTTGGCAGCAGCACGTACACCGAACTGAGCCTCAGCGAGCCCACCATGGGGCAGATCCGCATATCCCAGCGCGAGACCCATGACTTCGACAAGCTGGCGGTGCTGATCAACCAGAACGCCAAGGTGCCGATGGCCGTGGTGGACCTGCTGAGCCAAACCGACGTGGAAGCGTGCGCCGATTTTTTCGCCAGTACCCGGCAGACGAAGCCGGGTGCCGACGAGCCTGCGCCGACCTGATCTGGTTCTTCCGTTGGGGACCGCGCGCCACCGACGACATGACCTGGACCGAGATAGAGCAGTGGTCGGACGAGGCGCGGCGCATCCGTGCGCAGGTTGAAGGGAGCTGAGCATGGCCAACAAGTTTGAAGTCCAGGTCGTCGCGCTCGACAAGTTCACCGGCGTCTTCCGAAAGCTGAACAACTCCGCCAGCCAGGCCGTCCGCCCGCTGAGCAACATCGGCAGGCAGACCGGTGCGCTCATGCGCGAGATGCACATGCCCCAGGCGATGCGCGGAATCCGCGGCCTGGCCAAGGCCGGGCAGGAACTGTCCAGCAGCATGGGCAGCGCGGGCAGCTCCATGGGCGCACTGTTCGGTCTGGGCGCGGCCGGCGGCGTCGTGGCCACCGTGGCGGCCGTGGGTCAGCTGGCAAGCTCCTGGGCCAACCTGGGAGCCAACGTCCTGCAGTCCTCCAAGCTGATGGGCGTGAACGCGCAGGAGCTGCAGAAGTGGCAAGCCGCGGCCAAGCTGACCGGCGCGACCGCTGAGGACATGACGTCAACGCTGGGCAACTTCGCCAAGACGCAGCAGGATGCTCGCTTTGGCCGCAACCTTCTGGCGTCCAGCGTCATGGCCAAGTTCGGCATCAACAGCCGTGACCCGAGTGGCGGCCTGATGGACGTGTCTCGGGTCATGGCGAGCATCCCAAGCGCGCAGACCCGGATCAGCCTGGCCGAATCGCTGGGCATCTCGCCGTCGCTGATCCCGCTGCTGGCGCGTGGCCCGGCCGCCATTCGTGGCTTCATGGGCAAGGGCGGGCAGCTGGGCATGGTGCAGGGCGATCAGGACTTGCAAGCAGCGGAACAGGCGCGCATCGACACCGCGCTTGCCGGCGGCCTGGCCACGGGCATCACCAACAAGATCGGGCAGATCCTGATGCCGGGCCTGGGCCGCCGGATCAAGAACGTCACCGAAGCGCTGACCGACAACACGCCAGCCGCGCCACTGACCCCAGAGGAAGAGGCCGCGGCGTCCAAGCCTGCGTTTGTGGCCCCCCGCATGGGTCGTCGCGCACCTGCAGACGGCGGGTCCAAAGTGGAAATCAACGTCAACATCCCGAACGCGCCGAAAGGCACTTCGGTAACCGCCACGCACGCGGGCGAGCCGGTGAAGATTCACCGCAACATGAGCGAGCAGTGACATGAGCTTGTCCGGCCTCCTCAACAACGTGCAGGGCATCAGCAACCTGACTCAGGCTGCCACCGACATCGCGGGCCGCCTGGAAAGCGGCAGCTACTGGTCGCAGCTGAAGCCGGCCAGCTACAAGGGCGTGCCTTTCGTCGTGCTGAGCGGCGGGGCCACCATGGGCCGGCGCAACGCGGTGCACGAGTACCCGTTCCGTGACGACGCATGGGTGGAAGACCTGGGCCGCCAAGCCCGGCGCATCAACATCTCCGGCTTCCTGATCGGCGACGACGTCATCGCGCAGCGGGCCCGACTGATTGCCAAGCTGGAAGAGAAGGGCGACGGCGACTTGGTGCACCCGACGCTGGGCAAGCGCAAGGTCGCTGTGCTGTCGTTCAACGTCAGCGAGGCGATGGAAGAGGGGCGGGTGTTCCGCTTCTCGCTGGCGTGCATCGAACAAGGCGCCCGCAAGTTCCCGGCCTCCACGTCGTCTGGACAGCAGGCCGTGGGCGCTGCGGCTGGGCTGTCCAAGCTGGAAGCCGCCAAGGCCTACGCGCAGCGCGCCGTGAGCGCACTGAAGGCAGGCGCCAGCGCGGCCAACGAAGCGGCGCGGCAAGCCTCCGCGTGGGCTGCGCAGGCCCAGCAGTACGCCCGCGACGCCACCAGCCTTGTGAACCTGGCAAAGACCGTGCCGGGCGAGTTTGGCCGCCTGGTGGGTCAGACGCTGGGCGTCCGAGCCGGCCAGAAGGTGCCCAAGACGAGCGACCGCAGCACGGACGACCTCAAGGGCATCGCCGCACAGTCGCGGGCCACGGTGGCCGCGTCTTCCGGCTCGCTGTCCGACGCTGGCGCGGATCTCGGGCCCACCAGCACCAGCGGCTTCAGCACGGCAGCCCAGGCCATGGCCACGACCGTGCGGACGCAGGCATCGACTCCCGGGGATGCGCTGGTCGCGCTGGGCCAGCTGGCGGTGTTCCAGGCCACTGGCACGACGACCGGCGCCAGCCTGACGGCGCAGACCGAGACGGTGCTGCTGCTGCAGCGCGCGGCGGTGGTGGAGATGGCCATTGCGTCGGCCTCCTACCAGCCGGCCAGCAGCGCCGATGCGCAACAGGTGCGCGACCTGGTTTGCGCAGCGCTGCAGGTGCAGATGGACCTGGCCGGCGAGCGCGGTGACGACGCGGTGTACCTGCAACTGCGCGAACTGCGTGCAAGCGTGATCCTGGACCTGAACGCGCGCGGCGCGGCGCTGCCGGAACTGGTGCAGGTGAGCATGCCCGCCAGCCTGCCTTCCCTGGTGGTTGCACAGCGCCTGTACCAAGACGGCAGCCGCGAGGCGGAGCTTGTCCAGCGCGTGCGGCCCGTGCATCCGGCCTTCATGCCCGTGACCTTCAAGGCCCTGAACGCATGACCGAAACCGTCGTCATCACCGGCAGCAGGGCGGCCATCGACGACGATGACGTGACCATTGCCATTGGCGACCGCGAACTGAGCGGCTGGACCGGCGTCCGCGTGACTGCAGGCATGGAGCGGTGTCCCAGGGACTTCGACCTGAGCGCGACGGAGTTCTACCCGGGAGAGGCCAACGCCATCATCTGCAAGCCCGGCGACGAGTGCACGGTGTTCTTGGGCAAGGACAAGGTGGTGACCGGCTACCTGAACCGGTACGGCGCTTCCCTCAGCGCGCGCGGGCACTCCGTCACCCTGAGCGGACGCGGCATGTGCCAGGACCTGGTGGACTGCGCGGCCGAGTGGCCTGGCCAGCAGATCAGCGCCGCGTCGGTGCTAGACGTGGCCAAGAAGTTGGCTGAGCCCTACGGCGTTACCGTGACAGGAGACCGCGGCCTCTCCGTGGGCCGACCGGACAGCGCCATCATTCCGCAAATGAACCTGATGCTGGGCGAGACGCCCATGCAGGTCATCGAGCGGCTGTGCCGCATCAGCAGCTTCCTGGCCTATGAGCAGGCGGACGGCTCCCTGCTGCTGACGGCACTGGAACAGACCGGAGCCGGCGGCGTGGGCCCTACGGCCTGGAAAGCAGGGCGCGCGGCCAGCGGTTTCGAGGAAGGCGTCAACGTCCAGAGCGCGTCGGTGCAGTTCAGCGACGACCAGAAGTTCAACGAGTACCGGGCCTACCTGTTTGCCTTCAGCCCCAAGCTGGAACTGCTGACCGAGGACGACAACCTGCTGGTGACCATCTCCGACCCGAGCGTGAAGCGCACCCGGCGCCACGTCACGCTGGTGGAGCAAGGCCACGGCCTGGCGGTGGACAACGCCAAGAAGCGCGCGGCCTGGGAAGCGGCCCGACGCTGGGGGCGCGGCCAACGGCTGCAGCTGACCACCGACAGCTGGCGCGACAGTGCGAAGAAGCTCTACACCCCGCAGACCTTCGTGAGCCTGTCGCTGCCCACGCTGAAGATCGTCGACCAGCAGTGGCTGATCAGCGAAGTGACCTACCGCAAGGACGCAAACGGCACGGCTTGCGACCTGGTGCTGATGCCACCCGAGGCTTTCAGCGTGCAGCCGACGCTGCCCAACTTCGGCATGCCCCTGGAACTGGCCCAGATGCCCGCCGGCATCGGCAAGAGGACGCAGTGATGTTCGACCTGTCGGAAGTGGCTCGCCGGCTGGTGGGCCTGGTGTCCCGTGGGCGCCTGAAGTTCGTCGACGACTCGGCGGCGGTGCAGAAGGTGCAGGTGCGCGTCATCACCGGCGTGCTGCAGGACAACGTGCCGCGCTTGGCCGAGTACGGGTTTCAAAGCCGGCCGCCAGCCGACGCAGACGCGGTGCTGGTCTACCTGGGCGGAAACTCCAGCGACGGCGTGGTCATTGCCACCGGCCACCAGACCTACCGCGTGAGGGGCTTGGCCGAAGGTGAAGTCTGCCTCAGCGACAACCACGGCCAGAAGCTGTACTTGAGCCAAGGCGGCATCCGCATCGAGGGAGCGTCTTTGCCGGTGCAGATCAACACGTCCAGCACGCTGACCATCAATGCCAGCGGCGGGGCCACATTGAACGGCAACCTGGCTGTGAACGGCAATACGACCTTTGCCGGCCAGGTGTCGGCCAACGGCCACCGCATCGACGACACCCACAAGCACACCGGCGGCACGATCAGCGGCATCACCGGGGCTCCCCTATGAGCGACATCGCAACCATCTGGAACGCCACGCAAGGCGACTGGCAGCTGCAGGGCAAGTCCCTGGCCAGCGGGCGAGACCTGCTCACGGCGGTGACCATCAGCCTGTTCACCGACCGCCAGGCCGAGCCCGACGATCCGGTAGCAGATGGCACGCAGGATCTGCGCGGCTGGTGGGGCGACTCCGAAGGCGCACGCATCGGCTCGCGGTTGTGGTTGCTGGAACGGGCCAAACGCACGCAGCAGACGCTGCAGCTGGCGCAAGAGTACATCCGCGAGGCCTTGCAGTGGCTGATCGACGCTGGCGTCGTGGCGAGCTTCCAGATCAAGGTGGAGTGGATCGCCGGCAACCAGCTGAGCGCCCAGGTCACCGCACTCCGAAACGACGGCACCACCCATGCGATGAACTACGCCTGGGCGTGGAACGGGATCAACTGACATGCCATTCGCCCGCCCCTCACTGTCCACGCTGCGCACCCAGGTCGCGCAGCACATCGCCGCGGCGCTGCCCGGCAGCGACCCCCTGCTGGCCTTCAGCAACCTCGGCATCCTGGGCGACGTCCAGGCCGCGCTGGCGCACCTGCACTACGGCTACCTGGACTGGATCGCGCAGCAGTCTGTGCCAGCCACGGCCACCGACGAGTACCTGGAAGCCTGGGCTGCGCTCAAGGGCGTGTACCGAAACCCGGCCACGCGTGCCACGGGCACGATCACCTTCAGCGGCACCAATGGCACGGTTCTGCCCAACGGTACGCCGGTGGCGCGCGGCGACGGCCGCACCTACAAGACCACGGCCGATGGCACGGTGAGCGGCGGCACGGTCACGGTGCCCGCGCAGGCCGACGCCGACACCACGGGCCTGACAGGGGCCTGGGGCAATTGCGCGGTGGGCACTTCGTTCTCGCTGGGCATCGCGGTTGCCGGCATCGGCGCATCTGGCACGGCGGCCACCGCCTTCACCGGCGGCGCCGACATCGAGACCGACGACTCTCTGCGCTCGCGCATGCTGCTGGCCTACCAGCAGGTGCCGCAGGGCGGCGCGGCGGCCGACTATGTGCGATGGGCCCGGCAGGTGGCCGGCGTCACCCGCGCCTGGTGCGTGCCGCACGGTGACGGCGCTGGCACGGTGTCGGTCTACGTGATGCTGGACCAAGCCAATGCGGTGTACGGAGGCTTCCCGCAGGGCACGGACGGCGCAGCCACGGGTGAAGTGCGGGCGAGCGCCGCCACAGGGGATCAGCTGGCCGTGGCCAATGCCATCTACCCGCTGCAGCCGGTGACCGCGCTGGTTCGCGCTCCCGCGCCGACCGCCAACACTGTGAACTTCACCATCACGGGCTTGTCGCTGGCCAGCACGGCGACCAAGAACGCCGTGATTGCGGCGATCAAGCAGGTGCTGCTGGACTTCGGCCAGGTGGGCGGATCTGCAACCACGGTGCCGATCAGCTACATCACCAGCGCTATCGGCGCAGTGCCCAACACCACGGGCTTCGTGCTCACCTTGCCGGTTGGCAACATCGTGAGCGCCGCTGGCGCGCTGCCGGTCTGCGGCGTCGTTTCCTTCCCCTGACATGCGGGCGCCACTCTTCACCGCCGCGGACTACGTCACGCGGCTGCAGGCGCTTCTGCCGCGTGGCCGCGCCTGGCCGCGCGCCGACGACGCCATCCAGACCAAGGTGCTCAACGGCCTGGCCCAGTCCACGGCCAACAGCAATTCCGACGCGAACGCGCTGCTGGTGGGGGCCTTCCCAGCAACCGCCGACGCCCTGCTGACCGACTGGGAGGCCGCGCTGGGATTGCCGGGTCCGTTCGGCTCGCTGGCCGGCACCACCGCGGGCCGGCGCGCTGCAGTGGTGGCTGCGCTGGCCAACACTGGCGGCCAGTCCAAGGCCTACTTCATCGCCCTGGCGGCATCGCTGGGCATGACGATCACCATCACCGAGTTCCTGCCCTACTCGGTGTCGAAGCCCGTGAACACGCCCATCGCGGGCGACCAGTGGGCGCACAGCTGGCAGGTCAACGCCTCGGCCGCCATCGCCATCAGCTACACGCCACCCGCCAGCCTGGACATCGTGCAGGCCACGCCCGGCTTCGGCAATCCGCTTCTTGAGTCGCTGCTCTCGGCCTTCAAGCCGGCGCAGACGCTCTGCATCACCTCCTACACCTGACAGGAACCACATGGAACCACGCAACTGGGCATCAGGCGCATCGGCAACTCCGCCCTCAGCACCCGGCTCGCCGTCAAACGGCTATGCCACGGACGGCGCACCAGGCGTCACGCCGCCCACCAACCCCGGCGCCTTCTGGTTCCACAAGATCGGCGAGGAACTGCGGGCCGTGATCGCCGCTGGCGGCGTGTCGCCGTCCGATGCGTCGGTCGTGCAGCTGCTCGCCGCGCTGCGCGCCTTGTTCGGCACGGTGCTGACCTCGGGCAGCGTGCCATACGGCATCAAGCTCGGGTCGATCTACGTTCAATGGGGCAGCTACACCAGCGACATCACCCCTGAAGGCGCCGGGCCGTCGATCACGTTTGGCACCGCCTTCCCGACCGCATGCCAGAGCGTGGTCATCACGGGGCGCAACTCAGGCTCCGACCTGTCCAGCGACTCCTGGCTGGAAGTGGTAAGCCAGACGACCTCCGGCTTCACCACGCTGAACCAGTGGGGCGGCGGCGGCGCCGGCACGAAGACCGTGCACGGCTTCAATTGGATCGCCATCGGCTACTGAGGACCGCGCATGGATCACGCCTACCAATCCGGCGCCAGCGGCACGCCGCCGGTCGTTCCTTCTTCTCCTTCTGTTGGCTACCCGCAGGCCGGCAGCACGCCCACAGTACCGGGGCCCTACTGGTTCCACATGATCACCGAGGAAATCCGCAACGCCATCGTGGCGGGCGGCGTCACCCCGGCGGCGGCCACCTTGACCCAGCTCACCGCGGCTGTGCGTGCGTTGGCTGCGGCGGCTGCAGTGGACAACGGCGGGTCCTACCCGGCCGGCAGCGTCGGGGCGCGGCTGCTGGCTCTGAATGCAGCGCTGGCAGGTGCAACCGCCAAGGCCGCGCAGCACCGCACTCCGCTGGATGACGGCGCAGACCCCACAGGCGCCACGCCAGCGGGCACTGCGCTCACCAACAGCTTCTCTGCGGCGTCGGTCGTCTATGGCGTGCCGGACACACTGTTCGCACCCAGCGACGTGACGCTGAGCCACAACGAAGCGCTCCGGGGCGACTGGTCGCGGGTGAATGCTGCGGCGGGCACCAACCTGTTCAAGCTCAACGGCTACAACGCTTCGGTGCAGGACCTGTACGTCGCCGACTCCACGGCCCTGAGCGGCGCGGTGTTCCGCGTGGATGAGGGCCGCGGCCAGCGGGTGCAGAACGTCTGGGCACCCAACGTTGGCACTGGGTTCCTGGACCTGACGCCAGCGGCCAACTCCGCCGCCATCACGGTGGCCACGGGCTTCATCGGCGAAGGCATCACGGGCTTCGGCGTGCGCATGGGGTCCAGCGTCAACGATTCGCAGATCCAGTGCGGCTACTTGGCCGGCAAGGTGGACTTCGTGCTGGGTCTGGGCAAGCCGCGCACCGGCTCCATTGGCTGGCAGCAGTCAACGCCAGTCGTGAGCGGCCTGGCTGTGGGCGGCCACCAGGTCAGCTACCTGACTCTGATCGGCTTCGACAAGGGCGCCAAGATCAGCTACGGGCAGTACCTTCGCTATTCGAACTGGATCATCGACTCCTGCAGCGGCTACGGCCTGGAAATCGACAATGGGTCCACCGACGTCGAGTTCGGCGCGCTCTTCGTGGGCACCACCAGCGGCATCAAGGTGTCGGGCGGCTCCGAACTCACCATCGACCAGCTGACCACGCGCAACAACGGCGTGATCCCGCCCTGGGGCCAGGCTGGCTTCTACAACGTCGGCGGCACGGTCTACGACCTGACGGTGGCGGACACGTCCAAGGTCACGGTGCGCAGCTGGCGCGGCGACAAGCGCGTCAACGTGGCTAGCACCGCAAAGCTGAGCGTGGGCGGCGGCCAATGGTTCCAGTGCCGCTCACGCACCGCGGTCGCTGCCGGAACTGGCACACCCGCCAGCTACTGGCTGGGCCCGAACGGCATGGAGGCCACGGAATCCGACGCGACGATCCGCGCGCGCGAAGACAGCTATCTCTTCGTGGTGGTGCCAACGGTCACGGCCGCGCCTGGTGCTGGCGAGTCTTTCACCTACGTCGTGCGCGTGGCCGGCGCTGATGCCTTGACGGTCTCGATCAGCGGCGCCGGCGTCTTCACCGGCCGGTCCTATGCCTACGCAGTGCCTGTGCTGGCTGGGCAAGAGGCCTGCGTGAAGCTGACGACCTCGGCCAATGCGGCGTCTGCGCGCCACGACTGTCAATTCCAGCTGGTGCCGCGCTGAGCGGCTTCTCCCGGCACACCTGAACTATCGACCGCGGCGGCAACGACCGGCGCGGCGCCCTATCACCGGACCAACAACACGAAAGAGCGACATGGAATACATCTGGGCCATCGGTGGGGCGATCTTCGGCGCCGTCTTCGCGGCGTGGCGGCTGCGGGGTGACGGCACCACGCTGGGCGCGGTGGTGCGCATCGTCACGCAGGACGGCCCCAGGCCGACCGTGCCGAAATGAGCGCGCGCAGCTACACCGGCGAGGCCATGGCCTTGCTGCTGCTGTTCATGGTGGGCAATGCCTACCGAGGCCGCGTGGCGGTGGTGGCGGCCATGTTGGGCTTGTGGCAGGCGCTGACGGCCGGCTGCAGCCTGGCCTACCTGCTGAAGCCGTGGCCGGTGCAACCCGGGCAGGGCCAGTGCAGTGCGGCGCTGGACTGGCCGCTGGGCGCGGTGCAGGCCTGGCTGGGCATGTTGCTGGCCGTGGCCATCTACAGGGAGCGGCGCCATGGCACCTGAGCCCGACCTGAGCCCGGTGGCCGTGGCCGTGGCCCTGGCGGCAGCCATGCTGGGCGGGCAGTTCGCCCAGGCCATCGGCGCGTACAGCGTCATCCTGCTGGGGTGGCTGGGTGGCGCCATGGTGGGCGTGTGGCGCATGCCCACGCTGCCGCGGCTGACGCTGGCCGCCTACATCGTGGCGTCTCTGGTGGTGACGCTGGGCGTCACGGTGCCCCTGTCGGCCGTGCTGGCGGACGCGCTGCGCTCTGCGTCACCCGACCTGCGGTCACTGGACGCCAAAGACCTGCTGTTTGTGGTTGCGCTGGCCATCCCGGCCATCGGCCATTCATGGGGTGACGTGCTGGCCCGTGCCTGGAGGCTGGTGGCCCGGTTGCGCCTGGCGTCCGGCAAGGAGAGCGGCAAATGATGACCCTGGAGGCGCTGACCGCGCTGGCACTGCTGGCGGGCCTGTGGAGCGTGCTGTGCAGGCTGAACCAGATGCACCCGCAGCGCACAGACCCCCTGGTCGTGGCGCAGCACATCGTCATCGGCTTCGGCCTGGCCTCCGCGCTGTTCTTGCCGCCGCCGCTGGCCAAACTGGCCCTGGCCGTAGCGGTGGCGCTGTACCTGCTGGCTGGCGCGCACCGGTGGCGGTTTGCGGCGCCTGCGGGCACGGAGACGCAGCCGGCTGAATTCAGCGAGGGCTGACCATGCTCAAGATCCCCGACCGACCGCTGCCCATCGTCCGCGCAGCCGTCGAGCTGATCGCGGAGAAAGAACAGGGCCCGAACGGCGGCCCGGCGTTGCGTGCCTACAAGTGCCCGGCAGGCGTTTGGACAATCGGCCTCGGGGAGACCGCTGGCGTGAAGCCGGGCATGACCTGCACGGAGTCCGAAGCCTGGGACATGCTCTTCCGCGACCTGGCCGCACGTGCGCAGGCGGTTCAGGGCATGCTGACCAACCCAGCAAATCCGAACCAGCTGGGCGCCCTGGTCAGCCTGACCTACAACATCGGCCTGGACGCCTTCAGGAAATCCAGCGTCCTGCGCCTGCACAACAAGGGTGACTTCGCCGCGGCGGCGCGGGCCTTCGACCTGTGGAACAAGGCCAAGGTGAACGGCAAGCTGGTCGTGCTGGCCGGGCTGACCGCGCGCCGCAAGGCTGAAGCCGCGCTGTATCTGACGCCCGACGAGCACGATTGGCGCGAGCCGATGCCGCAGGCCGTGGAGCCCGAGCAGGCGCCCGCAGCCAGCACCCGCGTGCAGACCGGTGGCGCCGTGGCCGGCCTGGGGGTGCTGGGCGCCATCGGCGAGGCCAAGGATGCCCTGGGCCCGCTGGGGGAGGCCGTCGCCGCCGCCAAGGGCTTCCTGGCCGACACGCTGGGCATCCCCGCCCAGTACGTGCCGCTGGCGCTGCTGGTGGGCGTGGGCTGCTTCCTGATCTGGCACTTTTACGGGCAGCGGAAGCGCGGAGTCGCTTGATGGCGTGGCCTGTGATCCGGGCGTTCTTCGGGGGCGTCTTTAAGGTCATCCCTCTTTGGGGCTGGGCCCTGACCGCCGCGCTCGCTTGGGGCGCCGTGCAGCGCCACCACGCCACCGCCGCCGGCAAGCGCGAGGCCGCCGCGCTGCAGGCCCTGGCCGACCTGCGCGCCGCAGCTGCACAGACCACCGTCACCACGCTGACCCGGGCCATCGCCGGCCAACAGGAGGCCATCCATGCCGCTCACACCCAGGCTGAAGCTGCGGACACTGCCCGCGCTGCTGTCACCGATGCTCTTGGCCGGCTGTTGGAGCGCAACCGCGCCGCTGGCCGTGGCCGTGCCGCCGCCCCCGCTGCCGCAGGAAGCGCGCCAGCCTGCGCCGCCGAGCCTGTGCAGCCCAACGTGCTCGGACGGCTTGGCGAGGCTGCTGGACAGCTTGCTGCCGCCGCCGACCGGGCCCGGATTGCAGGCCAAGCCTGCGAAGCCAGCTACGACGCAGCCGTGAAGGCCGCCGCGAATCCGTGACTGAGCCAGATGCCTACATGATCCTGTTCGGGGAGCGGCGCGAGCACCGCTGCCTGGTGCTGGACCGTGCCATCGCTGACCAGCGCGCCGCCAGCTTGCATGGCGTCAAGGTGCCGCTGGTGGTGCCGGATGAGTTCCGGCAGCTGCTGACCCCATGGGAAACACCGCCCCACGACCCGCACCGATCCTGACCGCAGTTCGGCCTGGAATTTCCCACCGGTGGCCGGGAGGCCGCGCCCATGTCCACAGGATGGCGCTTGCCGGACCACAGCACAAACTGGCGCGTCCAGTACCAGTAGGCCTGTTCCGTGCGGCGGCTGTAGTGGCGCACGCGGATGGCGTCCACCACCAGGCTCTGCAGGTGCCCGCGCTGGCCGGGCTCTGGTGAGGCCGGGACAGTGGTGCGCGCTGCAGGCTCACCGCGGCTTAGCGCGGAAGTGCGGCGCGTAACCGGGGAACTGGTGGGCGGTGCCTGGGTGGTGGGCATGGTGCGTCGGTGTTACGCCGCAGGTTTGGCGGTCGAATTCACGTTAGGCGCTTGGCTTCTCGCCACGTCCGCAATGCGCGCAGCGCATATAGACGCCTTGCCCAGGGCTCTCCGGGTCTTCACGGAAGTTGTTTCCCCAATGATCGCGCGGCAGTAGTTGGGTGCTACCCAGCCAGTCTGTCGGGTGCGTGGGGGTCGGCAGCGCATGTGTGTGCGGCGCAACCCCGTAGTACGGGAACACGCAATGCCCGTCTCCGTCGTCGCACATGTCGCAGCACTCGCGCATGGCCTTTGCCAAATCGGCGGCGCACACATGCACCGAATGGAACCACTCGCCGCACTTATGGCAGCGGTTGGTGGCAGGTAGTGGCTGAATCATCGCTTCCTCGTTTCTCGTTGCACGCGCCTAACCACTCGCTCAAACGGAGCCCCTACGGCAGGCCACCAGGCCCACAAGGCTTCATTGGTTAATCTTCCGCCTTGCGGGCCTGGCGTCCTGCCTCCGGTGCCCGCTTAGCTCGAACGTTAGCGGTCATCAGTTGTTCGGCCAAGATGGCGAATGCTGCCGCAGCCACTCTTGGAACTTGTCCGTTTCCAGTGGCTTTAAGTCGCTCCACCCCTGCGGCCACCCCATCAACCACTCCGACAATTCCGGGTTTATCCATCCTTCTGCCGTTCCAAGTTCTGGCAGGTTTTTCCCATTTCGTAAGTTGCTGCCAAACCCTGAAATCACCTTCCTGCCATCGCTCGCCTGTGGCGTGGCCCACGATCCAGATGCGGTCACGTTGATGGGGCGCTCCAACATTTCCGGCTGAAATACAAGTCCATGCCGCATCAAACCCCAATTTGGCAAGGTCGCCCAATACCACGGCAAGTCCTCGCTCCACAAGCAAAGGTGAGTTTTCCACGAACACGAATCTAGGTCGTATCTCACTAATGATTCGCGCCATTTGATACCACATAGAACTTCTGTTTCCATCTATGCCTGCTCCTTTTCCTGCTGCGCTGATGTCCTGGCACGGAAACCCGCCCGAAACAACGTCAACAATTCCTCTCCACGGTTTTCCGTCAAAGGTTTGCACGTCATCCCATATCGGGAAAGGTTCCAAAACCTTGTC